CTGCATGAGTGAGTTGTAGACGCGGTAGCCATCAAGGACGCTGCCGCCCGGGGAGTTGATTTCGATCTCAAGGGTTTCGAGTGCGTCATCTGCCGAGCATTGGAAGCCTCCGATTGTCAGGTTTTCCATAACTGCCTGGTTGCCGTATTGCTTCTCAATCTCTCCGATCAAGTCATCCGCGCTCCAAGGCGTGACTGCATCGTTCAGCTTGACCTTGCCGATTTTGTTGTTGATTTGTAAAAATTTCATGGTGTTAAATTATTCCTCGGTTGGATCTTCTGTTTGTGGTTTGCCTCCAAATCCCATCGCTGCCGCTCCTTTTTGGAGAAGCGTGATCGGGCGGCGGTATCCTTTATCTTCTTTCCATGCCCCTCTTACTGCTGGCGACATGGTTGGGAGTCCTGCTTCTTTTCGGAAAGCGTCCTCGTCAACTTCTGCTGGTGTGATTGCACCTGCGCGAACTGCTACGCCGTAAGCGTCAAACTTGGCTTTTAGATTGTCAAACTTCATACGCTCGTTGGCTGATTCATCTGGTTGTTGATTTTCATCACTAGATAAGTCGATCTGCTCTTGGTCTGGTTGGTCGTTAGGTGTCATCATGGCGATTTCGCGAGAATCAATTTTAACTCCGTATTTCTTCTCGACCTCTACCTTAATCACTTGTCGCATTGCTGCCTCCTCCGCTTTCATGCGGACGACGTCGGTGTATTTTTTGCCCATCGCTGCAGTGATGTCTCCGGCAGACTTAAAGCCAAGCTTGTATGCCGACTCCAGTTCCTTCATCACGCGGCCGTCGTCGATCGTTAGCTTCGGCGGTGTCGAGAACTCCCACTTATACCAGTCAGCAGACTGCGGCAAGTCGCCGCGTTTTTGCGCTTTCGCGACCGCATAGGACACGATCCGACGAGCTGCATAGAAAAGAAGATCTTGCCGATCTTCAATCGCTCGTTGCGCCATCGCAATCTCCGTGCGCTGGGCCGTTCCTCCGCCGACTCCGTGGCCGTTGTAGAAAGCATACGGCCAGTTCAAGCCAGCATACGCGGATTTGAGAAGTCGATCATGGAAGTCCAAGAACGGGTTGCCGGGTCGATTGTTGACGAGTGTTTCAATCTTGCCGCCGCTGTTTGATTTGAAATAACGAACCGTGCCGCCGTCCATGCTCTCGACCACCATGCCCTTGTTTGCGCTTTCGCAGTTGCCGAGGAGCATATTCCGAGGATCTTCGGTGTCGGCACCTCCGGTATCGTTGTATTCGATGAGACTGATGCTGCTCATCTGCATCATTGCCAAGCGTTCCCACTCGGTAGATTGGATGATGTCCCGGCAGTCGTTGATGCAATGAGTCAATCCAGTCAATCCGCGTCCCTGATACTGCCACTCCGGATCATAAAGATGGATGATATTGGCAGCCGGTATCCACTCAGAAAGCATCCCTTGCTTGTCGCAGAATGCGTATTCTTTTGGAGTTCCGCTGGCAAGATAGATGATGCCGTCCTTCAACTCTCCACCTCTCATCGGGCCGTCTCTCATGCCCTTCGGCGTTGCGATCCGGTGTGATGGTATTCCCTGATAAAGCGGAAAGCCGTTCTTGGTTTCCGTCATCAAGATGAAAATCTCGCCGTCAACGTCAATCGCGCTCGACCATGTGAAAAGGTTGGTCTTGAAATCGTGCATCCCTCCCCTGGTGTCGCCGATAGGATAAAAGGTTTCATTCAGCCATTGCGTCGCAACAAGCCCAAACTCCGTGTCTTGTCCTTTAAACTCCGGCATGAAGGCGCGGCCGACGGAATACATCGAACGCTGATTGATCGCGTTCTTGATCGGTCCGAAGTTAATATAGATGCGTCGAGCTTGGCTCTGTAAATTGACACGATCCGCTTCTGGAATAAGGTCTGAAATGTCTTTTTTCTCAATCGGCTCCCACGGTCTATGATTGCCGCTCAAATACTGAGAATTGGCTGCCGCCCTGGCTGCCTTGTATTGGATTGAGTTGCCGTATTGATCGAGGATTGCCATTAAACTAGCCCAGCGTGTCAAAACCTGCCATAAGTGCGGGTAGTATATGGGACCAGTCCAAGGTCAATGTAGCTGATGGCTTTGCTCATCGCTTCCATAGTCTCAGGGACAGACAAGCCAGCTTGCTTGCCCATGCTGACGCCGTTCTTGGTTGCGCTTGTGACTTTGTCCAGTCCGCCTTCGGAAATACTAGCGATCATCAATTCGTTGTATCTTTTGCGCAGCAAGTTCGCGAATTGAACATTCTTCAATCCTTGATTGCCCCAAAGTTTCGACACGCTATCAACTCCCATAGTTTACGCCGTCTTGTCAAAGATCAAAACCTTGGATTAGTTGAAGATTCATTGCAAGGACAATCTGCATCGCTTCACAGTCCCAAGCATGGTTGTTCTGGCGGGTCTTGACCCAGCGATATTCAACCTGCTTGGTTTTGCTGTTCGTAACTTCTCGCTTCGTCTCCGCATCGATCTGCTTTAGGTATTCGGCTGAAACGTCATCTGGCAGAAGCCAAGATCCTGACTTGCCGGTTCGGTGCGCGTAGAGAATGTCTTTGATTCGATCACTCGACCAATGCGCGAACCGGCAGGTTGTGCCGTTCGATGCGCTCGCGGTTGAGAATCTCTGATAGGGTCGCAGCTTGGTTTTGCCGTCCTTTGATGCCCATGGGAAACTGTCACGCGCCGATCCTTTAAACGCGGTCCAGTTGCGCTTGGCGCAGATTGAATAAACCATGTCGCTGGCAAATCCCGAGTCCATCACGATCATAGTCGGTGCAATCCCGTATCTTTTTGCAAGCTCGTCGGCTTGGTCGATTGTCTCGAGCCTACCGAAGAATAGTTTCATGCTTTCGCCATTCGGCTGCCATGCCCGAATGACAACCCAGAAGTGGTCAGACTGAACGTCGATCGTCATGAAGCGGAATCTGATCCCGTTCACGACTCCCTCCTCGTCGGTCAGTTTGCCGTCGGCATATTCGCTCATCAAATAGCCACCTCCGACAAGCTCTTGCCGGTTGTCGGTGATGTCCTCTTGCCAAGGCTCCGCCAGCCGTTTCTGGATGAACTGCCGCAGCGCATCGGTGTTGCCGTGCCTAAGCGCCTCTTTTGCGTCCAGCCATAGAAGCACGATCTCCCATAGCGGCTTCCGCCAGTTGCAAAGTACGTTGTAGTGAAAGCCGATCGAGCCGGGCAGCGCGGTGTCTGATGCGGTCGGGACGTAATAAGCCGACTCAGCTAGGCGCCGGCGCTGCTGCGTCGAGTCCTCAATCCGAAAATCACAATCCTCATTCTGGCAAGCGATGTATGCAGACTTTGCTCGGTCAATGTTCGCCTGCGTCTCGTCCTCAAATCCTTTGACGTTGCACCATTGCCACGGCTGCACGATGCCGCAGTCAGGACATGGAAAGCTGAACTCGCGCTTGTCGGTCTGCTCCCATGCCTTGTCAAGATCGTCTCCGGTCACGCCGGCTTGAGATAAGATGAAAAATTGCCGGTTCCACCTGTCATGCAATCGACCTCGTGCCTCGTTCAACATCCCGGGCCGATACTGCCACGCCTCATCGTTGAAGACTCGGCGCATGGATTTCGATTGGAGTCCGCTAAGGTTGGCGCCGGTCAGGAACAAGCTCATGTGCGGAAATAAGATCTGCATCTTCCGCTTCTTGTGCCGATCCTCTGGGATCAATGCCGCTGTCTCCGGTGTGTTGCGTATGGCGTAATCCATCCGAGTTTCTGCCCAGTCTTTTAGGTCGTCATCGGTTTGACCGACAAGCAAAGTCGGACCGGGATCCTCGGCAATGATGTATTGCAGCCCGGCTTCCATGAACGTCGTCTTGCCGGTTCCAATCGGTGCGATGAAGACCACCTCCTTCGCCTCGGCATTCGCCAAGCTGTCAAGCGGTTCGCGTTGCCATGGTGCGTTCTCGATCTGATACTTCGGCGTCAATCCGTCTTGGATCGCTACTCGATCAGATGCCCAGTCCGAAGGTGCCAATCGTGCCGGAGGACTGGCGGCCCTGAACGCGCAGGCGCAAAGATTATGAATCAACTTGTCCATAGACTTTGCCGTATTCATCAGACAAGGTTCGCAAGACTTCGTCAATCTTGCCTCGGATTGTTTTCTGCATCGACGCCGGATTCATGCCTTCCAATGCTGGCGGAAGGTCTGCTTCCATCCGTAGCAATGCCGCCTTGAATGTCGCCCCGATCCGAATCAAAGATTCCTCAACTGTCGTTTTCGAGACGTATCGACCGGCTGCCTCTCTCAGTTTGTAAGCATTCAGCAAGCCGTCGATCTGGATCTTGACTGTCTGAGCTTGGTGCTTGTCGGTGACATTCGAGAGCTGATGGATGATCTGCTCGATATCGATCTGGGTTGGATCCTCTCCGGGTGGATTGATCGGTTGAGCAATCTGCGGGTGCCATTCAGGTTTCAAATCGGGCGGCAGGTTCCGCATTTTTGAAATCCTTTTCCTGACCTCATCATCTTTGAAAACATCAACTCCGCATCTAGTCCAAGAGTTCAAAGTCGGCATCGAAATCCCGATCTGCGCGGCGCGATCCATCCGCGTTTGCTTCTTTGGTTTGGCTTTGGCTAACATGGCTTAAGTGAAACGGTCGTTTAATAATGATTCATGCGTTTTTGACAAAAGTATGGATGAC